ACTACTTGTTGTTTACAGAATTTTATAGCCCTATCCTTGGTACCAGGAATACTTCCTAGTTCAATGACGTGGTTTTTAATATTTAATAACATGTCAAGATTTGACTTTCTGTTAGTATCGGAAATGCTTTCAGCCTTTATTTGTTCCTCAATTGCATTATACTGTGGCACAGTCTTACCATAAGTCTCAAAATATTCTTTTATATTTTGAACGATAAATTTCATTCCACTATTATCAAAATAGTCAGGCTCTATGACCTCGATTATTGTTTCCGAAAACTTCCTGTCTTCAATGATCAGCTTAAGCAAAGATAACTGATAGTTAGCCCCTAAGTGACCAAAATTTATGTCATTCATATATATGTTATTTCAAATTATTAAAAAAAATTAAAGCTTGTACTGAAGGTAAGTCGTCTCAGGATCGCTAAGTGACAAAACTTCAGTTAAATCTCCCAAAATCTTCCTCAGTTTTGGTCTGATATCTACCGCATATCTAACCTTTGGGTGATAGTAATGGGCAGGGAATATTCTTTCAATAAATACCTCGTCGCCTTGTTTAATTTGCAACAAAAAATACTGCTCATCCAGTTCTTTGGGGTCTTCCACAATGTCGTTATTCATAAAAAATGCTTGATTTTCACTCAAATAATCAGAACTTTTTATTTTTAAATCGTCTGAAATTTCCGTACAAATAAATTTTACCTCTTCATGTAAATTTATTGATCTTCTGGTTCTTGGATTATAATCTCTGACATTGAAAAATCTTTGACAAATGATATTCCCGTCTAATGTTAGTAAAAACTCAAATTTGTTTGGGTCTTGTAAGTTACTATTCATAAATGTTACTTTTTAATATTAAATTTTATTATTTTTTTTTTATTTTTTTCTATCTGTGTTAACCTTAGAAATGGGTTTAGGAATTTTATCCAAGAATCATCTGCTTTAGGTAAGATACTGAATAAACCATCTTCCATCATCATCTTCATGGTGTTCTTATATGACCTACCTTCTGAGTCCAAATTTTCCTTAATCAAGGATAAGATACCTATTTTGGCTTCGTCTGTTAATATTGGATCATCTAGACAAACCATTTTATTATTTATCTCAAAAAATTCATCTCCGAAAACACCTAGTTTGGTAACACCGGTTAGAAAGTTTTGAATTAACTTATTCTCTTTATCAGATTCAAATATTAAATTACCTTGATTTCTTACTTCTTGTAAGGTTAACTGTTTTGTTTTAATTTCAGGAAAGAGGCTAATGAGTCTTTTTATTCCCAAATTTTTAATACCAAATATGTTGTCAGATGGATCGCCACATAATATTTTTATGAGCTTTACATTTTCGATTAGTACTTCTTCATGATCATAAGGCATCATGTCATTTTTAGAATACACCTTTCTATGAGATGGATTGTATAATATAACCTCATCATTAATTAATTGTACGAGGTCTCTATCAGAAGAATAAACTATTTTCTTTTCTGTTGGGGAAGTTTGAGTATAGAAAGCAATACAATCATCAGATTCACAGTATTCAAATTCGGCTTGCCTAACGTATAATTCTTCTAGGTATTTTTTAATTCTATTTCTTTGATATTGATATGAATTAATTTCCTCTTCCGTTCTGTTTCTTTGCTTTCTGTTTTCTTTGTAGTGATGATAAATTTTCTTTCTAGATAGAGAGCCTTCTTTACCATCCCAAAATACACAAATTTTGTCTAACTGATATGTCTCGAAAGATCTTCTAAGGGTATCGATAAAGTGAAATAAACCCCCAATATGTTGACCCTTATAAAATCTATTCTTTTGTCCGTAGAAACCTATGGTTAATAAATTATCTCCATCAACCAATAATGTGTTAGACATTTCGTCTGTTGTGTTAAATGTTAAACAATATAAAATTTCCTATTCGCCTCCAATCTCTTCATCTTCAGACTCTGAGAACACGATATCACCTTCACCAAACCCACTAAGAACTTTATTCCAATAATCAGAATAATCTTTTTTATAAATTTCTAAAGCTTCTTTAGTATCATGAATGTATCCTTGTGGTACAGCAATAATCTTACCATCTCTATATGCTAAACCATTTACGTGGTTTTTAAGAATTGAGATTTTAGTTCTGATTGCATATGTAACTTTTCTACCACCTTTAACTGCATCAATGTGATTGATACCAGCTTTCTTTTGATTACCAAATAAGAATACAATTGAAGATGCTAACCATAACGCTTCGCCACCCTTCGCTTTAATCTCTGGTTGTCCAAATGGATTATCTGGAAGTTCCACCCACGGTTGGTTAACAACAATCATGGTTACATATAATGGATTTTCTTTTGTTGGATAATCTTCTTTCTTTGATTTAGAAATTCTAGAATGAATTCCCATTCCAATTTTATCAGCTAAAGCAGAAGCATTATGTTGTTTACCGCCTTTACCTTCAAATGTCATTTTACATGGTACAGATCCAACAGAGTCCCAACAAATTAATATTGATTTGTTAAGTTTACCACTAGCTTGAGCATCAATCAATTTGTTAATAAATTCAGTGATTTCTTCAATGTAATCAAACCCGTCATTAAAGATAAAATTACCGTGCCATTCGCCATCTTCATCTTGTTCAGCTTGAAGACCTAATTGAACCGCATGTTCCCAATTCCACTTCTTCTCAGTAATAATAAAGACAGGTAGGTGCCCCTTTTTTTGAGCATCAGCCGCAGCTAAAATCATTGCTGTTGTTTTAGAAGAGTTAGAGTGACCTAAGAACATATTAATACCACCCATAACTGGACCTGGCATACCACAAGCATCCAAGAATGGTTGACCGCAATAATAGTGGTTAGTTTCTTTATACTTTGTCTTAGTCGAAAATTCCTTTAGAATATCTTCGTCGCTAAATTGTTTTTTCTTAATAGCCATTTTATAGTTTTTTTAAAATGGGGCTTCTGACGTTATCTCCACCCCTTTAATTAATTTAGAACGGTAAGTTCTCATCTGTTTCCTCTTCTTCTTGAGGGTCTTCAATAGGCGCTGAAGGTGCACTAAAAACCACCTCACCTTGAGAATTAGACGCCCACTTTTTGTTTTCAGTATCCCAAGTTGGTGTCTCACCTTTAGCTACCATTTCTAGATACTCTTCTGGTTTTTTAGAATAAACATCATTCCATGTTGTTTCCTCGTTAACCCATGCGCTAGCTTGAGCAGCATCTTCATGAAGTGGAGACGGATCTTCTGGCATAACCGAATTAATTGATGTATATTCTTTACCATTACCAGATTTAGTTAATGCTAAGAATAATGTGATATCTCTACCTGTTTGAACATCAGTAATGTCACCTTTCTTTTGGAAAACCGGGAATATCTTATCCATAATACCATCTCCTTTGGCGTTATGTTTAAATCTCCAGAATTTTGGTCCGTCTTGCTCATTGTCTCTATCGATAACCTTAACGATATAGAACTTACGTGAACGATATTGACGAGCTAATTCAGCGTCAGATTGAACCTTAGTTGCATATAATGCATCCTTAACCTCATTCAAAGGTGAACGTTTACCTTCTTGAGCTGGATCATATAATTTAGTCCAATTACCATCAATTTGAATTTCGTGGAAATAACCTTCTTTAAATGGTGTTTCACCATCTACTGTTGGTAAAATTCTGATACGTTTTTCACCAGATTTAACTCCCTTAGGAAGGACTGTTGTGAAATACCTTTTCAATCTGTCTTCACTCGACATTTTGTTTGCGTTGCTACTTGTAGCGTTTTTGTTTTTTTCGTACTGTGCAAGTACTGAATCTACTGTTGCCATGATAGTTTTTTTTAATTGTTAAAAATCTTATATCAAAATATACATAAAAAAAACCGGATTAAAAAATCCGGTCTCAATTATTTTTAAAATATTTTTCTATTACTATTCTAAGGTCAAAAGATATGCCAATTTATTAACTTCAGCAAGCATTTCGTCTTTTATATTTAATAAGTCAGTGTCGCTTTCTGGGGATAATTCCTTACCTAAATCAATTAAAAATTGTTTTATTTTTTGAATAAACTTAACGATTTCAATATCTTGTAGGTTAAATATTTCAATATTTCTAGTTGACTCGTCTAAAACGAATCTACCAAATTTACCCATTGAAACCTCAACATATCTATCTATTAGATCATCTAAGGTGTCATAAATATTACCAAATGCTTGATGTCTAGCATAACCCTTTGTTTGCCAATGCATTATCTTAAATTGGCATTGCAACCCTAGGAATAAGTTTACATTAGAACTGAGATTGTTCTTCATCTTCAAAAGGGTTAAATGATTGTGTTAGATCTTCTTTAGAGTAGTTTTGAATGTCGCTTTTGGTTAAAACATATTCGTTTTTTCCACTAGCTCTCATTTCTTGTTGCTTATGCGCGAAGAACTCTTGAGGTTTTTCGTTAAATGGATATGAATCTAAAGAACGCATTTCTAATTTTTCTTGAGGGGTTTGAGGTTTCATTCCGTCTACCTTGGTACCCAATTGGTCAATTTTTGCTATAACAGCATCCATATTACCCAATTTCATTTCAAGATCATCTAGTTTACTGAATACAGCGTCCATTTGTTGCAAAACATTACCGTGTTCACCTTTTGATGTTTCTAACTCATTTTTAATGTTTTTAGTCATGTTAACCAAATCTGTAACATCAACTTCTTCTGTACTGCTAGTTTCAGGAGAATCTGGTAATGCTTCCATTCCTGGTTCTGCTGGAGCCGCTGGTGGCATTGAAGTTGCATCCATACCTGGTTCTACGGGTGCAGCATCTTCAGGTGCTGGAGCTGCTGGTAATTCTTGCTCATTAATCACATAAAGTGATTTTGCGTTTTTGTTAATAGATTTATATCTATTTATTTCTTCCAAAAGTTTTTGTTCTAACATAGTATTAGTCTTGTAATAGTTGTCTACCGTCTTCGGTAATGTATTTTTTATTTATTCTTTCAACGATACCATCCTTTGATCTAATAACATAGCATTCGCCAGTTTGTAAATCACATTCTTCTCTCTCCATTGAGTCATTTGATACTTGTCTTGAAACCTTTGGGTTTAAGAACTGATCTACCGATTTATTTATTTTTTCCATAATGTTAAAATATATACCAATAAATACTTCAATATTTACTATTTTCTTTTAATTAACCTAAAATACACCACATCCCCTTCCTTTAGTTTTAATTTTTTCATGAGTTTAGCACACATTGACATACCATACTCCCCAGCTTGAGTATCACTTATTGCTGGACCGTTATGTACTGGGCCATTAAATCTATTGGTAGATGGATTCATATCGGTAATTAAGGTGTATGATAAACCCAAAGCTGGGTTCTGAAATTCCGTATCATATTTAAAAATCTCTTCTTTATTATTGTTGATTTGTAATCTTACTGAATAATAATCAAAAAGGGTGTCTTTAATATCATTATATGTTTTAAGAACATTTGGATAAGCATTCCATCCACTAATCAATTGTAATTCACCTGTTGGGTCATATTTTGAACCACCAAATAAAGCTACTCTTGTTCTAAGCCAGAATTCACCCTTTTTAGGTTCAATGTA